TCTGCGTCCGTGATTCCCCTCTTTCGCAAGACGGAGGAAATCTTGTTCCTTGACACCCGCAGTATCCGTTCCAGCGACTCATCCTTCTGCGGCTTTGCTTTCGTCGGCGCAATCGCTTGCGGTATATAGATGCCCGCTTCCGACTTCAGCACCACTTTGTATGCCTTGTGATGATTTTCGTCAGCAGTCTCCTTCCAAAGTTCATGGGCTACTTTCTTGAGGGAACCGCCTTCACCGCAAGCGAAACAAAAACAAACGGATCGGTCATCGGAGATTGTAACGCTGAAGTTCGGATTCTGGTCCACCGTATGCTTATGTCCCTTGCCCAGAGGAGCATAGGGACACTGCATGTAAATCTCCCGCTTGCCTTCCCTCTTTATTTCCGAACCCCAGAGGGCGGCGACCTGAAGTATCGCTTCCCTATTCATGCAACTGTGCCTTTGCAAACCGATCTGCCAATTCGTTGAACTTCATCCCCGCGTGCCCTTTGATCCATCGCAACTTGACGCCGGGAGATTGCAGAAGACTCGACCGAATGAGTTTCACCATCTCCCTGTTCGCCTGCGCCACGGCTTGCCCTCGACAGACATGCACGGCATAGGCGCTGTCAGAATAGATGGTTGCCTCTTTCAACTTCGACCACCAAGTCCAATACATCGCCCAATAGATCCCAGAGAGTTCAGCCGTATTGTTTGTCACCCTACTCGCGCCCAGGTAGCAGGAGTCGAAAGGATTCGTTACAACGAACCCGCTGCGCCATGCCTCCAACTGCCCCTCGGAGTGCGCGTAGAACTTTTCCCGCTCCACCATCACGAAAGCCCACGACGCAGAAAGGCTGCCGGTTAAGGGCTGCCGCGTGATGCTACCGTCTGTATAAAATACTTTTGTCATCTGCTGGTACCAGCAGAACCTTTTTACTCGTACTCGTAAGAAAGGGGGACTTCCGAATCAATCTCCTCGTCCAATTTCATATTCGCCCCGGATACCGACGAGGAGACTTCAGAAAAGTTTCCATTGTCAATGTCCCACTTCAACAGCAACTCGTTCAGTTCTATGCCCTCCCTGACCTTCAAGGAACGCAACAACATCTCCTTCATCAGTTTCATGGAGGGGGTCTGGAACAAGGCGAATACGAAATCGGCGTCGTGCAGAATCGAGTCCGTGAACGCCGCTGCAACCTGGTCCGCCTTCGTATGCGTCTCCCTGACCTCCTTGTTGAACTGGGATGTCACCATGATTGGCACACCCGTCCGAGTCGCTACCTTTTTGATGTCGGCAATCAACTGGGCGAACTCTTCCCACTTCTTTTTCTTCGCCGCAAGGTAGAACGAATCCCACACGACGAAGTTGTACGCCCCCAACTGGATCGAGAGTTCCAAATCCAACGGCGACGAAATTTCATTCGGGCCGCATAGATCGACTTGCCCCCAACTCTTCGACGTGCCCAAGCGGGCGTACCATTTGTCGAGTTTCATCAACTCCTGTTTTGTCAGCCTGCCCTTCCTGAACCGCTCGACGCTGATACCCGCGCCGATCCCGTCATACCGAATGCCCAACCTCTTCGGGTACATTTCCATCGAGGTGAACAAGCCGTTGCTGCCTGCTTTCTGCGCCGCCAATTCATTCTTGATGGCGAAGAACGTTTTGCCGATTCCCGCCCTCGCCAGCACGACAACCAAATCCCCCGGTTGCCAACCTTGAGTCACTTCGTCCAAACTCTTCCAGGGAGTAGGAATCCCCAGCATCCCTTTTGACTTCTTGCGTTCGAGATAGTCCTTTTTTCGCTGCACCGTGTTCCGACTGATCCTTACCGGGCCGCTGGAAGCATCCTTGAGGCCCAACCGCTGCACCGCGAGCACGACACCCTTGAGGGCATCCACGCTGCCGTCCAAGTCGTTCGAGGTGCGCGTCGATGTGTACTTCGTTCGCAGCCCTTCATCCAGTATGCCGAACGCATGGCGGGTACGCAGTTCTTTCGCGTAGTACGCCGCTGGTTCCGCTGCCTTCAGAAAAGCCTGCCCCTTGAACTTGCTCTTAACGGTTGAGAGTTTTGGCAACTCACCGTATTTGGAATTGAAGGCGCGAACGAACTGGAACACCGCTTCCCAGTCGCCCTCGAAGTATTCCGCTTTCATCCCTTTCAGGTACGAGGGACGTTGGCTGCGGAGCAACGAGGAAAAGAATAATGAGTCCGTATCCATTACACCGACTCCTTCCATTGAGTCGTTTCGATCTGGATGACAGCAACAGTCCGCCGAATGATGTCCACGATAGCCTCGGGATATATCGTGGGAAGTTTCTGCGGCGCATAGTTCGACGTTACCAGGATCGGCAACCTCGCGTCGTACCGATCCCTGAACACCCCTTCCAATTCCGCCCCGCCGCCCTTCTTCGCGTTGAAGCCTTCCGCGCCCAAGTCATCCAAGCAGAGGATGTCCACCTCTTGAAGCCGACGCCGAATCAGGTCAAGGCCGTCCGGTGTCTCTTCGTTGTCGTAGATCGCCCGAAGCAGGTGCCTTGATCGCAGGAAATAAGCCGAACCTCCTCGCCGGATGACTTCTTTCATTATGGCGACCGCCGCGGAAGTCTTGCCTGTCTCGAAACCACCGTAGATATACAAGCCTTTTCCTTTGTCCACCCGTTCATGCACCGTCGTCAAATAACGGATCAGTTTCTTCTTGTGGTCGGAGTCTTTGATCGTTTGCAACGACGTGCCCCAATAGCGGTCAGGTATACCGGCCGCATGAAGGCTGACGCGCGTAATCGGCACGATCCGTTTGCTGGATAACTTATGACGCCGCACGGTTCAATCCTCGAACGATTTCCAAGAGCCCGTCACGACATCCTCGGCCATCGCCGTCTTCGTTCCCCGGTCATGTTCGACGCCCTTGGGTGCCGGCATCCCGCGTTCCTTCACGTCCTTGATGGAATAGAAAAAGCCCTTGAACAAGCCGGGATTGGGTAGCCCATACCAGTTGAAGTGAACCTTCAAGGCGTCGTAGTTTGCGGCAAAAAACTCCCCTACCTCTTTCGCCGTCTTCACACCGACATCCGTTATCAGCATCGCCATCTGGTGCCGCCCCCTTGCCTTGGCGAACGCCGACGGTTGCCCTCGATCCTTCAACTTGTCGCAAACCATTTCCCAAAGAGTCGTACCCGTCCACTTCTCCAGCGGCAGCCAACGCCATTCCGTCAACTGTACCGATCCGTCCTTTTTACGCTGGGCCTTCTGGAATCTTTTCTCGACTTCCTGCACCATGAGCAACCGGGGGTCGCCTATGACAAACAACGCTTTGTTGTCCTCCTTATACTTCCTCGCCCAGCGCAGGCGGAGCAACTTCTCGACCTCCCTTGAGACTGTGCCCTCCGGGTACCCGAGTTTCTTCGCAATCGTCTTGACGGTTGGAATGCACCTGCAAACCCCCGCCGGTAGTTTCAGCGGTTTGGTAACCGGCTCTAAACTCTTCAAGAAAGCCAGCGAGTCGCGCACCTCTTCAAAGTAGGGCGACTGAAGAAATGTCTTGGTATCTATCATTTCTTCCTCCGAAGGTGATAGCGGAACTGAATCAAGAAACTCGTTTGACTCGTAGCCTCCATCGGCAACAACACCATTTTCTTTTTCCAAGACGCTTTCCGATACTCGATCAAACAGTTGATGGCTAACCCCGTGCGCCCCTGCCCGGCCGAACAATGCACCAGCGCCTTTTTCTTGGCCGTCAGCGTATTGTGCATATCCTTTGCCATCTGATACGCAAAGGTGATCCGAGGTACACCAAAATCAGGAATGGGATACCGATGAACGACGAATCCGTTCTTCCGGTAAAACTCCAGAAGGTCGAATCCGTAATACTTGAAATACTCACCGTCCGTCAGGAGTACGAAGATGTCCGTGATTTGATCTTCCTTGAACGCCAGCAGCGCCTCCTTCAACGCTTTGGTTGCAACGATCTTGGAGGGATAACCCGGACGAGGCGCGCGGAAAAGATTCGGCTGACCAACAACCGGCCGGACGTTATAAACGGGGTCCATGAATGACGGTTCCTCAATGCCCACCGAAGTGAAACTTTTCGACTTATCGTTGTTTTTGGAAAAAGTCATCATGGATCAATCCTCCTCATCCGCCTCGTCGCCGAGTTCGGACAATTCGTCGTCGAGGGCCTTCGCGTCATCTTTTTCCTCCGGCTCCTCGACCAACTGTTTCAGCATGTTCGCGTCGTCGTCGTCTTCTTTTTCAATGAACTCCACTACCTTTTTCAGGGCGTTCTCGTTGTCTTCCTTTACCGAGCCGAACCACGGCTTCTTTTTCGTCACCTTCTGAAGAATGGGATTGTCGTGCTTCAGAAAGCCGTTGCCGTTCTCTGTCACCATCGGAGCAGAAACCGCCCAAGGCATACTGCCAACCGACGGCAACAGTCGAAACGTCAGCCGGATCGTCTCGTTCTCAAATCTCGTATATATTTTATTCATATATAATCACCGCCCGACAACTGCTGGTACCAGCAGATGTCCCAACTTGTATTCCCGCTGCAAGAGGACGTCCAACTTAGGCATCCAAGTCCAAGTCTTGTTCTTTGGGACTCGGGTGCTTTGGATCAGGTCGCGGAACAACTTCATGGTGAAGACCGTATCGTCTATCAATTCCTTTGTTGCTTTATCCTTCGTGGATAGGCCGCCCTTGCGAAGGATGAAAGAAGGATGCCGGATATGCAAGAACCGCATGGCCCCCATATCAATCGTGCGGCAGCAGTTGACCGGCAGGTTGTTTTCCCCGGTGAGCGGATAGGCGATAGGAAAGAACAGGCTGGAAGCGTGCTGCCCGATACAGATGACGCCCTTCGGCTTCGTCTTCTCAAGGAAGGCAAACAAGCGAATTAGGCAGCACCGTTTCTCCCAATACTCCGGCTCGCGGTTATGCGGTGGACGACAGAGCACGGTATTGGTGATTGCGAACTCTCCCCGATAGCCTGCCCTTGCCAGCAACTCGTCGAGCAGTTTGCCGCTGCGTCCGACGAAGGGCGTCCCCGTCAAGGCTTCCTCTTCGCCGGGTGCCTCGCCCACCAGCACAATCAGCGGCTTCGTCGCGCCCCTGAAGAAAACTTTCCTTGCCTTATTCAACGTGCAGACTTTACTGGGGCAGAAGTCATTGTTGATCTTCGGCAAGGTGCTGGCGCGGACCTGCTCTGTTTCGAGCAAGGGGAGGGAAGAGAAAAAGGTTTCAGGGACGCCGCCGTATGAACGCTTGAATTGTTTTACGACGGACTTAGTGAGTTGCTTCCGGCGGGTAGGCTTGTCTAACTTCTCTGTGCCCTTCAAGGCATAAAGGGACACATCCAATCCGTGCTGGGCACGGATGAATAGAACTCGCCTCTGCATAGCCTATACCTCGAATCTTGCGAACCATAAGTCTTATGCCATGCGCTATTATATTGTCTTGCCAAAGAATTATCAATGCCGTGACAAAAAGAGAGCCGCCACCTTTCGGCAGCGGCTCCCCGGAGATACCACCCCCGATGGGGCGGCCAAGGCTCTGAACTATTTCCCGAGTGCTCCGGTCAGCAGGGTAACGAGCAGGCTGGCGGCGAAGTTGCCGATGCCTTTCACGAACGTCCAGAACTGCTCCTCGAGGGCCTGCTTCTTTACCACGGAGGCGGCCATGTCCTTGTTCGCCTTCCGCATGACAGCGACCAGCGCCTCGGGACCGAGTTGCGTCCGGATGTAGCAGTCCTTGGCCTGGTCCTTGTACCCACCGCCCAGCAGGGTCAAGAACTCCATCAGGCCCTTCTCACCCAGGCCAATCAGTTGCGCCTTGTTGCTCTTCACGAAAGTCAGCGTCTCCTCGCCAATCTGCTTGACGGCGGGATTGTTGACCTTCGCAAGATTCGACTCACCCTTGGCGACAAGGACATCGAACCACTTCGAGTCCACGGCCGCCTTGGGTTCCGGCTTCGGCGCAGGGGCAGGCTTCGGCGCAGGAGCGGGTTCGGGCTTCGCCGCCGGCACAACCTTTTCCTCTTCCCAAGCCGACGCCAGGGCAGAGGAACCATCGGTCGCTTTCTCTTCCTTCTTTTTCTTCGTCACCATCTTCGTTTCCTTTCATGCAGTCAACCAACTACTTCTGGGCGGCAGCCTTCTGCAACTTGTCCCAGAGCGCCTTGGCTTCCTCGTCGTCGTTGACTGCCCAATCGAGAACGAGGAGACTTCCCTGCGCCTCACGCAACATGGCTTGTTCGACTTCCCTCGTCGTCTTGCCTGCGTCCATCTGTTCAACGAACGCAGAGAGGGCAACCTGCTGCGTGTGCAAGTTGACCTTGACTTCTTGAGGGAGCCCCTGGCATCCGACCAGGCCCAGGACCACGACCAAGATGAAGAACAGACGCGACATGGTTGCCTCCTTGTTTCACTTGCCGTTCGGTTGGTTCAGATTCGTAGCCTTCAGGAAGGCGTCGAGGATCGGTTTGTTTTCCCCGATAGCCTCGACGATTTTCCCCGTGATCTTCTTGCCGACGTCGGGATCGTCCAACTTCACCTTGTCTACGGCGGTCGTGATCGCGCCGGCGATGGTCTTGGTATCCTCCACCGTCTTGCGGTCCACCAGTCCCTTACGAACCAGGTAGGCGCCCAGCAGCCCCACGACCAGGATCAAAAGTTGCAGGATCAAGTTGATGTCCACAGTCATGCGATACCTCCCTCATCCTTCAGTCACACCCGTCCACTTGCACCGCTTGGTTGTTCGCTTCAACAACATCCCACAACCAGGACACGGAATTGTTGAAGCCTCTGTGTAGACCTTCAGTTCGTCTTCCTCCGGACAACGCACCTTCACCCAACCTTCCCCGGAGTCGTACATTTCATGGGAGGCCCTCGTTAGCCAGAGAAGGACAAGGACACCCACCGCAAGACCCAAACCAACGACGCCTATTACCCACCCAAGCATCAGACGCCTCGAAAGAAGGCGACCACGTCGGGAATCTTCACCCCCAAGGCTACCAGCATGACGAGAAAGAAAAGCGTGATGGCTACCCAGCCGATCTTGGGGATGTGCAATCCATTGGTGCTGAATCCGGTAAGGATGGACGCGGAAATGGCTGCGGAGGATTCCTTCAATCCCGACTGCATCCCTGCAATGACTTGGGCGTCCCCGTCCCTGACCACCTCACACAAACGATGTTCCAAGCGGGTGAAGCCGCCGTTGTTGAGTTCAGCATTCAACCCGTCTATGGCTCCTTGAAGGGATTCCAACTTCCCGTTGATTTCCACGAACGCCTGGGTGTTTGCCTTGGTAACATCCATCTGAGTTTCAATAACCTTCGCCAGACGGTCCACCGCGTCGTCCCCCGACGAGCCCCTGCCTGCTCCTCCTACGGGGGCCATTGCTATCCTCCTTTAGTAGCGCACGAAGCACTTGGTCTTGTCTTTGTAGAACAACCGGATCAGAGACTCCTCGGTCCCAGGGCTGCCTGTTCCCAGAACATTGAGATTAGAAAGGATGTAGGCCACACCGCTTTTCCAGAACAGCAGCATGGCGTGGGCTCCACCCTCCGTAGACTCCACATGAACCTTCTGCGTCTGTCCCTGGTACTTTAGAACGGATTCCCACAAGGCCATGAAGTCATCGCAGTCGCCTCGCTTTCCCGCGATAGTCACCCAAGGGTAAGCCACGAAATCGACGTTCTCCGAATGCCAGTAGAAACCGTCCGTGAGCAACTTGGAGGACACCGCGTAGATGTTGGGAATGGCCCGCAGGTCTTGAAGGTACTTCCGCGCCGCTGGTTCTTCCTCTGCATACTTCAGCGCCTCGGCGTCCGCAGGAATCCAGTTGTAGAGTTTCTTGACCTGCTTTTTCCAGAGGTAGTTGCAGGGATCGTTCAGCGTCGAGGTGCAACAGCCCCCGATGAAAGACAGGAGCAGACAGAAAAGGAACAAGAACCTCATGCTACTTGCCCTTTCCTTTTTTGAGGACATTCCTCCGCGCCATTTCCTTTTCGGCAAGGACGCGCGTGATCTCCGCTCGAAGAACATCCACGTTGGACGTGTCCGGGGCGATTCGTTTCACCTTCAAGGTGGCGTCTCGCTCCGCGCGGGCTTTCAAGGCTGCCGCCTTGGCTACGAGCCGCTCGGCCTCCGTGGCGCCCGGCAGACCATACACTTGCGTTCGCACCGGCTTGGGTTTCACTTCTCGCGGTGGTAGCAAAGCCATGTTCAACCTCCGTTACAGATCGTAATTTCTGGACGCGATCTGGATGTCGGTTTCTTCCATGTACCCGACCACCAGCACCCTGATGGCACTGACCCCCGGCGCGGGCATACTTAGCGTCAGGTACATCGAGCGGGTGGCATCCAGGTTCATCCAGAACGAATCGTTCTCGTTCACTTCCTGGCTGTTAGTACCAGTTCCACTTGCCGTCCATCTGAACGTCTTGAAATCATCGTGCGCGTTGGGCGGCTGGTCCGCGTAGTTTCCCATCGGCCCCAGAACAGTCGGACCCCAGATAAGATTCAACTGGTTTCCTGGCGCGGGCTGGGAACCCAGTTCGACATTCTGGTCGATGAACACCGCCATCGCCAACGGGGAAACGTGCTCGGCAAAACTGACCGATCCGGTGAAATTGAGTTGCCAGAACAAGTCTTCGGTATGGTCGGCCACGTTCCCATGATCCCCCGTTCCCGTCGGATAGGTCTTGATTACATGGTTGTCGTACTTGTGCGCCGGAACCGGAGTTGCGTCGGCGTCATTGCTGTGCTCGACGCAAGTCACCACCCGCCACTTCGTGTAGTCGGTGAAAACCGGATTTCCAAGCAGGCTCGGTCCGAGCGTGGGCACGTTCGTGGAATAGACCAGCGCAACCGCCCCGGTGATCGGATTCCCGATGAGGTAAATGTACGACCAGGAGTTGCGCAACGTGGCGAGCGCCGGATTCGTGCAATCCGCGAAACCAGGCCCCACGTTCGGACCCAGCGCACCGTCGCCGCCGTTGTTCACCGGGAAGAACGCCAGCGACTCTTCGGCGCCCCGGTACACATCGAACCAGTACAAAGGATCGTTGACAGCCCGTCCCTGGAACTGGTGCAGGTTCCAATGGTAGATGCCAGGGTTCCCGCCAACCGCCTGCGGACTGCGCGGCATCCAAAGGCAAGTGTTCGCCTTCAGCCGCGGCGTGGACAAGCCCGCGAGCATGGTTGCGTCGATCTGGTGAACGTGGTCGCGCCGAGCGTATATGTCGGATGCACCGGGGGCGGCGGCCGCCTGAACGTCCGAAGGATTGGTTGCATCCACGTTCGGCGGGTGCCGGTGATCCACAGGCGGCAACTTGAGGATGGTGCCGATGATGCCGCCCGCGCCTGTGCTGTCGTCGGTCTGAAGTTCCCCCACCAGCCCCATATCGCGGTTACGCATGTAACTGCGAAGTGCCGTGATGTCGATGGC